GATTTAGCATCCATCCATATTTTATAAAAATGATTCAGACCATTGGGAGTTGAGACTGCAATCGTTTTTGTCTTTTTACCTGAAGAAATAACAGGATATGTACTAGCCCAAAAGTCATCCCATTGATTGTTCGGTATATGTGCTATTTCGTCAATGAATAGACATGATATAGATTTGCCTCGTAAACCTGTGCCACTGGATGCGCTCGTTATTATTTTAGAACCATTTTCAACAGTAATATTACCTTTATTCCATTCTAATACGCCCTGTTGTAAGAATTTAGGCAATAATTCAAATGATATTTTAATTCTATCTAATACTTCAATTGCGCCCGCCTTCTTATGGGCTAATACACCAATCGTTTTATTCTCATTAAATAAAATATAATGCAATAAATAGATGACCAATACTGTGGTTTTACCTTGTTGTCTTCCGATTCTACATACAACGTTTCTATTATTAGTAATAGCATTTAATACATTTTTCTGGTAATCGTAAGCCTTCAGTGAAATTATTCCATCATCTACAGATATGATTTTGCAATATGTTTCTCCAAAATATAAAACATCATCTCTACATTTTTCATACTCTTTAATTAAGTCAGGTTTCCAACCAATAGGTTCATTGACTTTTTTTAGTTGTTGATTGCCATTATACCCATTACTCATCTTTATCTTTCAATAGTTTCAACAGTTCTGCACTAGTTATATTGAGAGTATTATTTACGGTTTGGTTTTGGGGTGGTTGAGTATCTTTATTAACATCGAGAAGACTATGTGAAGCTTCGCTAATAGTTTTAATCATACCAGACGTAACTTCATATATTCTAGCATTAGGTTGTTCTTCTGCTAATTCCATTAAATTATCTAATGCGTGATTTGATTTAATTAATAGATTATGCAAATTTTCTCTAACTAGAGTATAATCGTCATCCATATCTTTTTGTTTATCTTCTGGATGAGACTCTACGTTAACGTGACTAGGCAAGACAGTATCATACGTTGGATGTAATCCAAATGCTTCTGCTATTTTTTCGTCAGGTGTTTTCATATTAAGTCGTCGTGTAAATCAATTGATTATTATTTATACCTGTTTCATGTGTATATACTTGTGCACCAGCTACGTTGAACGCTACGGAATTAGACGAAACGTAGATTAGACGTTCTCGTATGCCTCTAGGTATCCAAAAGGCATCCAAATATGGATTAGTGACAATAGCCACTCCTGATAAATTGGCTGATATTTCACCTTGTATAATTATTCTGCAATTTGCATCTATCTGACAATAATTATCAATACTGAATAGTCCGTCTCCACTATGCCATGCGGCAGATATTACTTTGCATGATGATGTTATATTGGCTTCTATCGATATTTCAGTATATCCGTTAGCATCAACATCAATATAATCGCATAAAACGTTCGCGGCACCATCATATATTTTATTAGCATCAGCGACATACGTGACGTTTTGATTAATATTAATTACGCCATAGTTATCACCAGTACTTGTCGCAGAAATCTCTACCGTATGTTCTAATACAGCTTCACTATTTCTATACATTATACTATTCGCGTCAACCGTATTATATATTCCACTTATGTTTGCTCCGGTAATTTTGAGTATTACTGCGTTACCTTCGATATTGTCAATCGAATTATTAATTTCAGTTGATATTGCTTGTTGAGCAGTATTTGATTCTGCAGAAACTTTAGACGATGCCAAATAATCTCCACCACATATATACCAACCAGGCACAGAAGCAACACTACTTGTGCCTCTCACATCAAATTGGCTAGAATATATGGTATAATGTTTATCGACATTAATTTCAGGTGATAGTTTTATATCTTGCACAATCGTATTATTAATTAATATTCCAGGGGTAACATCAACCGATAATGAATTTCTTAAACGATAGGTTATACTGGGTTCCCACAAATTTGCGGTTGCACCAATAGATATCGTACTATTTGTTAGGGTATTAGGAAATGCCGATTGAATGATGTTGGACAAGGCATCAACCGTTGTCATGTGGTCTAGGTCAAAATCTCCAGAAGTGTCAGTAGAACCCTTAGCAGTTACATATGATTTAATATTGTTAATTAATGCATGAGCAGATTTGTATGTATAAGAGTCTGCTACTATTTCAGAATACACATATTGAGGTTTTTTCTCTAGTTCGATTATCGCTGATCCCTTGAAGGAACCAGAAGTATATAAATTTATCATGTTAGTATATTAGCCTCTGCTATAAGTCTGGCATATCCGTTAAATTGTATTTGTTGGGTTTCTTCGTACCAATTATCACTTATTAGTCCAAAATTAAGAGTAACTGTATTAATGACTGGACCTTTATCTTTAATCGTTGGAAACAAATTGATCGGAGCGGATAAACTTAATTCCCACAATATTGTGCGTAAATCTGACCCTTCGAATGATCCCTCCCAATTGTCCTGTAAGGTAACACTATTTAACGCCAATGGAACATCTGTGACGATGTCTAGATCATTGGTTTCCATTAGTCGTAAATTATAGTATGGTGTGAATGAAGGTAACAGTTGTTCTAATATCTCTAAACCTTCATCCATGCTTTTCGTGTATATACCAACGTTGAAGTCAACTAGGTATGGAACAGGGGTTAATGATTTTTTTCCATTTTTGACGACAACTTGATTCTTTTGTTGTTGTCGATCAGCATCGTATGAAATGCCCTCCATATTGAATCCTATTCTTGGTAAAAATGTTTGTACTCCCATTTGACTATTTTTTAATTTGGCAACAAATCTATTTTTTGCTGCAAAAGACACAGGTACATTTTTTTTACCTATACTGACATTAAAGGAATTCAACAAACTCCCTAATGCAATTGTGACGTTTCTTAAGTGTTTATGATACATATATATTTTTTACCTTATGAGTGTATCCATATAACATAGATTGGCCATAAATGTTACTTTCAACATTAATATTACATCTACATTTACCATTATATTTAATCTTTGAATCAGATGATAATGTGCATGTTCCATTTATAGTTTCAGTCTCTAATATATGTATATAATACACTACTAGTATTGATAATTTATTAATAAACCCTGGAATAGACTGAATGTGGACATTTGACGATGAAGTAATATCCACAGTCGTTACGCCTTTTATACTAACATTGGGCGATGTTGGCATTAGTGTTTCGTAAATATTATGGGTTACCAATTCGACTGAAGACGATTGAGACGTGGTATCGGCCTGTATGGTTTTAGTTGTTAATTCGTTATTGGCACGAATCAGTTTTACGGTATCATTACTGGTTGATGCAGAAACCGTTTTAGTTGTTAGAATCATCTGAATTTGAATGGATCATTGGTTGAAAAATCTAATATTTGTAAAGATTCTTTTTGTATTTGATCTACTTCATTTATAATACCTTTGGCAATCCATGTAACTTCATGATCTACTATTTTGGCTCCATTGTAGTTTGGCCATTTAGGTTCTGATACACCTGAAGTATTCATTCCATAGATGTCAAATACTTCATAATATAATCCTGTCCAATTATCAATAGTAGGAAATGCTTTATCTCCAATAGCATATGCTAAATTAGGATTCCATTCACTTGATCCAGTTGGCATAGTTGATGTATTGACTTCAGGCTGAAACACTTCATCTAAATCATCTATTTCAGTAATGCCTGTATCAATTTTCTCATTACTATATTTAAACAGTTCACATTCTATTTTAATGAAAGGGATAGTCCCAGTAGGATAGAAACTCGTTCTATTTTCAGACACAAAGGTAATTTCAAATAATGAATTATTTAAAGGAAAAAATATTAAATCACCTTCTCTTACTTTAGGCATGTCGGTTAAACTGGTGAATTTTCTTGGATTGACTGATAAAGTTAATTTATCTTTTAATTCTATACCAAATTTAGATAGAATCTCACCTTCACCTTCAAATGAATCGGTACTTTCTATAAAAAATTCAACATTATAATATGATTTAAATGATGATTCGGCTTCACCAAATACATAATCTATCGTATGATACTCTCTGGGAATATATTTACAATCTATCCCATTAATCTCGATAAGTTCTGTAGCAAGATTATGTAAAAGTTGCTGTTCGTTATCATTATTTTTAAAATTATTGAAATATGAGTTTGTGGCCATAAAAATATACCCAAATAAAACTATTTATAATTAAACTCTGTCGTACTATCATGTTATAATGGTACTATAAATAAAGGAAAAAATATGAAATCTGCTATTTTCAATCCGTTTTCGCCAATTCCCAAATCTCCAAAGTCTCATACCCGGGGTGGTGCAGTTATATGGGCACAAAGATTAAATGCCGATATATTAACCAAGAATGACAATATCATGGATTATGATTTATTGTTTTGGGATCATGGTCCCAATTTCAGTGGATCTCCTAATCTATTCGGTGGGGTAGATGATGATGTGGCTCAACGTCTTATCGATATCGTCGAATCAGGTATTACGGTAATATCGTTAGAACATAGGTTGTCGGATTGTACTTACACTAGTCGTATTAATACATGTAAAAATTCAAAAAGTACTTCAAAATTAGTTACTGATGAATTTATTGAAAAATATAATGTGTGGGAAAAAAGTGATTTAGCCAATAGTACAATTACCCAACAAAAATTAGGACTAACGGAGTCTATTATTGGAGATTCCCACGTATTAGCATATTCGAAACCCAATCAAAGCGTATATCGAATAAATGGCCAGTTATTGCATTCTGCGTTAAAAACGGGATTATTACCATTTATTCAGAAATATACGTCCAATAAGAAAATAACATTATGCTTAGGATCAATTGATGTTAGATTCCATGTATTAACTAATAAGGAAGACCCTGTAGATTATGCTCAACGTTATATTAAAGAAATTAAAAAATTGACAAATGACGGATATGATATATCAGTATGTGCCGTTGTTCCTATTGAATATGAAGGTAGACGTATACCTAATACTGGCAAATATAAAAAGCAATCGTTTTTTGGAGATAGACATGCTAGGTTAAACTGGACCGTCGCATTTAATTCAACATTAATCAGTTCAAAGGTTAAAACAATATATGCTCCATTGAAATGGTATTCTATGGACGGTGAACAATATGCAAAGGAATATATGGAATTAGGTGGATCAGTACATATGTCTCCATTATCTTATAATAGCGTTATTGATTGGGAGAAATTGAATGTTAGTAAATGATAAGTATTATTCCGAATTTCTTCGTTATGCTGAAATGGCAAAATGGCAACAGGCTAATTCGAACTTAGGAACGATATTACATAAGGATACACCATATGATGATGATTTAATTAAAAATATTCATTTATATGACGTCGTAGAGAGAAAGTATGCAGGATTTGGACAAATATTATTAGATATGAGATATGATAAAGAATCACATCCATATAAAAACAAATTAACACCAATGAGAACCAATATTATTGAAACGTTTGAAGGTAATACTTGGGGATTATTGGAATGGAGTTATATCTTTTTTGTCCATAGATTAACAGGTTCTGGAATCAATTATGCAAAGAATCCTTCAGGTTATCACAATTCAATATTGCCTAAACTAGCTAAATGTGATGAAATTGGCGATATGGTTGAAGTTATCAAAACACATGTCGGCCCTATGTTTACTTCTAGTGGATATCAAATTGCACCATTTCCAAAGCCACAAGGTGAATACACTAAAGGTGGTATATATTTTATGTGTGAGATATTACCTGACTTAGTTAAACGATTTGTTGACGTTTATACTGAAGGTAATCATAATTTTAGAAATTTGATGGATTGGTTATTAGTATATAATCGTTCACATGGATGTAGTGCTTTTAAATTTGCATATGCAGCCACTTTGGCAGATTTTGCTGATTTTTATCCTGAATACATGGATATAACATCTCATTTCTTTTATGGGTCAAATGCTCAGGAATGTTTATCGTATTTGGCAGAAAAACCAAATAAAGTGTCTAAGTCGAAGCACCTGGACAATTTAATGGAAAAAATACAAGATGATACTGGAATGATCGCGTATAACGCAGAAGATGTTGCATGTGATTTTATACGATGGGTAGAAAACTATGCCAATCCTAAAGCGGACTATTCCCATATAAATTTGGATATTGTCTGGAATAGTTCCACCATATTAAATCATCCAAAAGGTAGACAGCGAGCAATGCTATCCTTGGGCCTAGTTCAATCTTTTAATGGAATAGGGTTTCCAAGTGATAATAAAATATTGTTGAGTTATTTTAAGTATTCAAAAAGGAGGTTTGGGGAAGGGAGACGATTGTTGCGCTGTGCTCCGGTTCATCACCATTTCGA